CTCTGGTGTCATGCCTCGGCCTCCTTTATGATATAATATTTTTATCGGATATATCACAAAGGAGTCAGCCCTGTGCTGGCTTTTTTGCGTATTCTAAGGCTTTTCCTTTTGGTTCTCATCTTCCCAGATGGATTCAACCATTGCGCTCATAGCTTCTATAAATTTATCATCCTTAACTGGAGTTTCTTGATGGATGTTACTCTTAATCACACTGATTTCTGCTCGCAACTTCTCGTCCAGCAACTCCAAATCACGAAAAGCTCTATTATTCATCCCATGCAAAGCAGAAAGAAAGGCATTAAAATTACTAGATCTCAATCCACTTTCAATAATTTCAGATTTAGCTTTATTTTTTAGCCATTCATATTCATTAAAAGCCTGTTCTCTTGACCATAAAGCACGGTTTGAAAACTCTTTTAATAACTCTCTGTACCTTGTATTAACCTTATACTCTTTCAGCAACTTACTAGCCCTTGAATCTATCGTACTATCAGCCATCTTTTGGGCGTTATAAGCCTCTTTATATGCTTTTCTTTGAGATAGTCCAGCCACTAGTCCTTGGACAAATTTTTCTTGTCTTTGCGTTAACTTATCTGTCACATTAGTTCACCTCCTTAAGCGACAAAAAGGGGAAAACTCCCCCTTGTCTTAAGCGTTATCTTGCTCTTGCTCAGCTTTTAATACTGATTCTTCTACGTTGTAGTCAATGATTGCACCAATAGCATCACCATCTTCAATGTATTTAAAATTATATCGCTCATACTCTGGATGTGCTTGCTGGTGTTCTTCCATTAGTTTGAAGAGTTCTACAATCGTTGGTACTGGTTCAATCTTGTGTCTGATTTGTCTCTTCATCTTTTAAAAATGCCCTTTCACATCGTTGTAAGTATTTCCGAAAGCTCGCACATAAACCTCTCTTAAGAATGGTTCAACTGGATAGACTGGTCTATATGTAACCATTCCAGTCGCTGGAGAAATCATAGAACCCCCTGTACTGAAAGTAAACTCTCTCTTACCTTTCCCAACTTTGTAAGCCATAGCATGGTAAAGGGATTGAAGTTTATCCGAATCCGCTCTAAATTCGTCATCAATTTGGTCAATCTCTCGTAACAAATCCACGGCTTTATCATAAAGCGCCTTATGTTTTTTGTCAACCGTTGAATCTAGTTCATCGATTTTTGTCTTAAAATCTTCAAGGTTCATCAGTGTTTCATTGTGCAAGCCTTCCAGCTTTTTAGCATTCTTTTTTAATTTACTTTCAGCAATCCATAAGTTATCCTTGGCATTGCGTAGCTTGTCTTTGTCTACTTCATCAACCGCTTCATCATGTTCACGTTGGGCGGTCGCTTGGTCTTGGAGCAACTGTGTTTTTTCTCGTTCAGCCTCAGCAATCGCATTTTCATTTTGTGTGATCAATGCGTTTACTTCCTTAGTGATTTTATCTAGTGCCTTATCCATTTTTTGGGCTAGTTCTTGGCGTTTTTGCGCTTGTTCAATGTTGTTGGTGTTTTGTGTTTCTGTCATCTTATTCTTTCCTTTTCTGTTGTTTTATTAAGTTTAGAGTGTCATATCCAATCCAGTAACGGGGTCTCTATTGTAGTTCATCTGCTTACATCCTCTCCACTCTATTCCTCAACTTCTTCATCTATTGGATTTTCTTCATTCTTGAAAACCTCACAAATGCGTTTAAAGTTGATATCTAGATTGTTATCCTCCAAATACTCAGCAATAAGTGTTCCATTTTCCTTATATTTTAGTTTAATAGCTGGCACTAGATAAGTACCTCTCATATATCCAAATAAGGCTAACCCTGCTATTTGTGCGTCTTCTAGATCTCCAAATTCATAAGTAAATGTATGTTTTGGTGCTGTTTCTGAAAATACTTTTAATGTCATGTTGTTATTCCTCTTTCTGTTTTAAGGGTGTCACTAGTAGTTACACCATCGCAAGGGGGTCGGTACTATCTACCCCATTTTTTTCAATTCTTCATTATAGTTTGTACGCTTACTGTTTTCTTTTTACGCTTGATTTTGCAAGTGTTCAAAAATTGGAGTCAGTCATATCAAGGGGGTTAGCCTTATTTTGTACACTTAGTACACTTAGTACATATAAAATTAAATCGTGTATAGATTGAACATTAAAGTTTCTAAAAAGTTAAAAGAAAAAAACTTACCGTACCAAGTGTACAAGTGTTCAAAATCCTTGGCGCTCTAAGGCTTACGATAGGAACACTTCATTTGCCAGGCGTACCAAGTGTTCTTCTGCCCAATTATTTTCTTACTTTCTTGTTAAAGTAGCCTCGTTCAGTTTTGGGTTTTAACCTTTTCTCAGGTCTTTCTCTGCCGTTAACATAGTTCAAACTGGCATAAGGTGCTAAATCATCTTTAGGGTAAAAACCAGAATGAAATTGTCTACCAGACGCTATCACTTTCTTTCCAGCAGTTATCCATTCGGGTAGATTACTTTTAATCTCTTTATGTAACCCTGTCTCGGTCTTGTGCAATTTCACTCCATAATATTCTGTAAATCCTTTCCAATTATGGAAAACAAAGCTATTCGGCAAAAACTCACTTGCTAGATTGTCGGAAAAGAATGAGGCCACAAAAGCGATAATCGGGTTGTTATCTTCATGGTATTCTTGCAACACCTCCTTTGATTTTTGAGGTGTAATGTCCCTTGTAGGCGTTTCAAGGGCTAATCTTGTGAAATACTCCAATACTTCCTTCCTATTGATGTAGTCCTCTTTGATTGCCTTGTTTGGCTTACCTTTAAAGACTTTGGTAAATGATAAAATTTTAAATCGCCTATCAATCGCCCCTCTATCTCCATTCATTCTTGGTAGGCCGTTGGAGGACTGGACTATGGTCATGTTCAATCGCAGACTGTAAGGGCGTTTCCCTTTGTCCTCTATGGTCATGATGTCCCCAGTAGCAAGACTAAACATATTTGAAGTATCTTTGATAACTGCGTCCTTTTGCACGTCGTCTCCGATGACTAGGGTCTTTCCTAGCAAAATGGAGGTAGAAAAACGGCTTTTATCAAACTCAGTTATCTTGAGACTTGCAACATTTTCCATGCCTACAAGATTAATGAGTAACTGCTGGAATGTCCCCTTACCAGTTCCACCCTCTCCATAAAGCCAAAAGATGTTTTTTAAGGTTTTTCCTGTGATACTTGCTTTAATAATCTGAATGGCTAGATCATATAGTTCTTGGTCATTATCAAACAATTCAGCAAGCCATTTTGTAGGCTTCCAACCGTTTATAGTAGGCTCGTAGGCTTCAGGGGAATACCTCGTACGTATTTTTCGAGTTACGATTACAGTGGGCTTTAAGGGTTCAAATATCTCTTTTTTTGAATTATAAAGCTGATTTCCAATCACCGTATATTCATTTTGAATGGATTTTAAAGGGCTATGCCTTGAAATTTTGTAAAGAGTATCAAATGCCTGTTTTTCAGTAGTATCAGGGCGAACGGTTGCGATTAAATCCTGCAAAAGTTCATTATCTTCAACCCACACCCCTTTATCTGGATGATAGAAATACAAGGGCGCTTTTTGCCCCTGTGCCTCTGGTCTGATTCTAACGAATCGGATATACTTCCTCAGAAAGTTAGCAACCCCCAAAGGCTTGGATGGCCTGCTTTTCCCTAAATTTGGACACTCATTGGACAAAAACCTTTGTATCCCTTTAAATGATGTCAGATAGCTTTCTGACTCTCCTATTGGCTTAATTTGGGGTTGTTGCTTATCTTCTTCAATGATTTTTTTTACAATTTCATTGCTACTCAAAAGCCACCTCCTTATAAAATATTCTTGCTACTTCTAAAAAATAACTGGCTAGATCTTTGCGTTTAACGATTGCAGAAAACAAGTCCACCAGCTGACTAAAACTGTAGCCATTTACAAATAGCAGTCGGACAAAGAGTGAAGTCTCATATCTGGTATAAATGCCATTACAGATCAGGTCAAAAATCCAGCCTTTTAACTCCACTCCAAGTCCCTGCCGTTGCTCGGTCAATTTGTTTACCTCTAAATCTTTCAGGATCGTCAGCAAGTCAGGGCTGGCCAAAGCAATATCTAAATCTCTGACCAATTCCCAGCCCTCTACTGCCTCATTTTCGTCTTTAATAGACACATATAAACCTTTGTATTGAAAACCCGTCAAAGCCTCATCTACAGGCTCATAATAGGTAAATTTGTAGTGCTCCCCATTCTTCCATACTTGAGTAGGATTTGACTTGAGAAAGCCAAATAGAGGCATTTTCTCAACGGATATAGTCAACTCTATTATTCTCATTACACCCCCTAATCTACTGCAAGAAAATTGTAAATATCACTCTTGCGGTAATAGATTTTCTTACTGTTTTCAAAAGGCGATTGGAACTGCTTCAAACCATGCTTTTCCCAGTTGTTTAACGTGGTGCCGCTAATACCTAGTTTCTCTAATACCTCAGGCCTAGAAATCAAGTCCCAGTTATCATCACGTTGCTTTTCCAGTTCCATCCTTTTAGCTAAGTGATCTCCCACTTTCTCCAATAATTCAAGTTCTGCTTCTCTTGATAATAGTTGCATATTACACTCCTTTCTAGTTATGAATCTTACCTGCAAGCTGGATATAACGGCCGTAGTAAGGGTTTAAATCCTCGTTAGGTGTTTCTATCGTCTGTTGGTTTTCTTGCTCAAATTGGGCGCTTTTTTTGCGGTCTCGGTGGTTTAGATAGACCAGTAAGCCAATCAGTACCACGGAAAAGATAAGCGCCTGTGTGTTGGTTAAGTCTAGTTCGTTCATGTTATGCCCTCGCCTTATAGTTCTTGATAAATTCCGCTTGTTTAGGTTGTTCCATATTCAGCAAGTCGTCTTCGGCTTGTGCCATTTCTTTAATATCTTTAGTCATGGTATGCCTCCAACTCTTTAGCGTCGTCATTGTTCAAAAGCAAAAAGGCTATTTCATTTAGACGATCGTATAGCTTTTCATTCTGGGCGTATGCTGTATCAGTGTATTTTTTAGCAAGCCATAAGAACATGGTTGTATCTTTCTGTAGTGCAAACTCAAGCCCTTCAAGAGCTAGGTTATTCATTTCTAAAACATTCATGATGTCGGTTAATTCGTTCCCTAATTCTGCTAGTTTCTTAGCCGATAATAGAACTTGTTGGCTTGATGTTGCTTTTTTTGTTGTCATGTTTTTTACCTCTTTTTCTATCTTTTTATACTTGCCACGATGGCTTTTTAATGCTTTTTTTCTTGCCTACAGCCCCACGCTCAGAAGTTTGCCGACCGAGAGCGTAGAGATTTTGAATGGTTGTTTCTTATAC